TATTATCAATATATTGGCGAACTAAGCTATAAAATAATTCGGAACACGAATACACAAAATCATGCTCTTCACAATTGAAATCAGGAAGCTGGTCTTGAATCTCTTTTTCCATATCACACTGCTGTTCTTCTGGATAATGCTCCTTGATAAATAATCTAAGTCTTTTAGAATCTTTTGATGCTAAAACTCCTTCCAGCCTAGCCTTTTTAAACCTAATACTCCCATTGACTTGGCGTTGTATTGTTTCGGGTTGGAGACCATCGAATGGATTTGAAACATCGTCAGTTATAGCATTGTCAACCAATAGCATAAAAAAGTTGTATTTTGATTTCTTTTCTATACCAGAATAGTATCTTCTCATTATTTCTATCAGTTCTATAAGATTCATATACTCACGGCCTTTCGTTTGTGTCCGTATGAAGAATTCGTGGTAATTCCGAAATGTTCCGAAAAGTTCCGATGCGATCCTGCAAGGAAATCAAAAATATGCAATAATGTTAGCAGGTGGTCACAATACCACTAAAATATAAGGAGGTACTTCGGAATGATGTACAATATTTCGTTTCCGTTAGGTAGGCAGTCACTGCCAGCCACTCCAGCAGAATTCGCCTCATGCGTAAACGCTGCAATTCAACAGAAATGGTTTCAAATTCAAGCTGGCTATGAAAATCCATACGCTTCCACGGGTTTGCCCATGAATCAACTTCATGGAGCCGCTTATGATGTAGCCCTGATGTCGAACATAGGCATCCCGCGTAATCAAGGTGGTTTAGGTATGCATGGCGGTTTCGAGACAGTTCTCGGCTATGCAGTAGGTCAAGCCTTGCTTGCAGGATATAATCTCTGTTGCCGTTATAACGGCTTGCCAGTGCTTCCACCAATATACCTACCTTGATTTTACACCATAGGCAAGGAAAAGTCAATAGCATTGTCCCAAGCATGACAAAAAACTGCTTACCGAGATTATCTGCACTGTCTGATCAGCGGTGGCGCAATGGGTAATCTCAGTCTGAATTAAATATGAAAGGCTGCCTTTTGCGCTGGCGGCCGCAATCAGGAACGGAGTAATTCCTTCCCGAATGCGGTCTGGGTTTTTGCGCCCATTTTGCAGCCGGTTTATGCCTCCGTTCCTAATCGAACGGAGGTTTTTATGCAAATCTATCTGAGACAAATGAACAAAACGATTGAGGTGTCAAAGGAAGTCCACGATGATTATTACCGCGATATCAACGCATATCGTCGCAAACAGCAGAATCATGGCCGCTGTGCCTGCCCGAAGGCAAACTACCGCTATTGCGATATGGACTGCTGCACCTGCAAGTACCGCCGTGCCGGAGACACGCTTTCCCTCGACTGCCCGACCACAAATGACGAGGGTGATGAGGAGACCATGCTCGACAAGATTGTCGATGAGGCATCGGATACAGCGGAGATCGCAGCCGACCAGCTTCTGCTCGAAGCACTTATTAAAAGAATGGACGAGCTTGTGCCGGGTATCTTCCGTGCCTTTGAGCTGCGTCAGAATGGTCTGTCCGATACAGAGATCGCGCAGGAACTGGATATTCCCCGTACCACGCTTCTCTCCCGTATGAAGAAAGTCACCACGATCCTGACTGAAGAATTTTTTTGAAAATCCTTCGTCAAATCGACCATCAGCTTTCCATTGGAAAGTAGAGGGAGGTGATGAACCGTGAATGCAAAGACTCAGGAACTTGTGGATACCCTGCTTGCAATTAGCATCGTATCGAAAAGACTGGCAAAAAATTTGACAAAGGAGGCCCTTAAACATGGATCCGATGATGGAACTGGTAAATGCGCTGAATGCGCTCACTGCCGTGCTGCAGAAGTTCACGCAGCAGACCACTGAGAACTACCTCAATACCTTTGAGGAATTGCCCACTTCCGAAGCGGACGATACTCCGGAGGCTGAACCGCAGACTGCATCTCAGCCGACTGTAACCATTGAGCAGGTTCGTGCTGTTCTTTCGGAACTGTCCCGTGCGGGTAAGACAGCGCAGGTCAAGGAGTTGCTGAAGAAACACGGCGGCGATAAGCTCAGTGCTGTTGATCCTACCGAGTATCCAGCGCTGCTGCAGGAAGTTGGTGAGTTGAATGCCTGACGTACATTCCAACCTGCCGCCTTCGGCAAGTAAAATGTGGATTTCGTGTCCTCCCGCAGCTATGCTGAATGCGAAAGCACCGGATACGGGCAGCAGTTATGCACTTGCCGGTACCCTCGCGCATTCCATCGGTGAGGCAAAGATCAGGCAGGCTCTTGGCGAGGATGTCACTATACCGGAATGCGCCGATGCTGAAATGGATGAGGCGACCGACTTGTATCGTGACTTCGTGATGGAACAGATCGAAGCCGCCCGTGCATCGTGCCGTGATCCTACCGTCCTCGTAGAACAGCGTGTATCCTGTGAACGCTGGGCGGCAGGATGCTTCGGTACTGCCGACTTCCTGCTGATCTCCGACCAGACGTTGCATATATGCGATCTGAAATACGGTCAACTCGAAGTCAGTGCGCAGGACAATACGCAGCTAATGTGCTATAGCCTCGGAGCGATAGAAGCGTTTTCTTCGCTGTATGAATTTACTGAGGTGAAGATGACAATTTTTCAGCCGCGCCTGAACCACTGCGACACCTGTACAAAGACAGTGGAAGAGCTGCTCCAGTGGGGTGATACCGTTTTGAAACCTGCCGCTGCACTCGCCCTCGCAGGTGAAGGTGAATTCTGCGCCGGTGAACACTGCCGTTTCTGCAAGGTCAAGCAGACCTGCCGCAAACGGGCTGAATACAACCTTGCGCTTGCGAGATATGATTTCGCAATGCCGCCGGAACTGACTGATGATGAGATCGAGGCTATCCTTGCAAAGGCAGATGACCTTACATCGTGGATATCCGACATAAAGGACTATGCGATGCAGCAGGCCCTTTCCGGTAAGCACTGGTCCCAGTGGAAACTGGTCGAGGGACGCTCCGTCCGCAAATACACCAATGAGTCTGCCGTTGCAGATGCTGTCACCGCCGCAGGCTACGATCCTTATGAACATAAGGTTCTGGGGCTGACTGCGATGACCAAGCTGCTCGGTAAGCGTAAATTTGAAGAACTGCTCGGTGGCCTGATCCACAAGCCACCCGGCAAACCGACACTCGTTCCAATCTCCGACCGCAGGGCGGAGTGGAATACAGCCAAAAATGATTTTATGGAGGACTGATACTATGGAAAAGAAGATTATTCCGACAAAGGTGATCACCGGCGTGTGCCGCTGGAGCTACGCAAATGTGTGGCAGCCGAAGGCTATCGAAGAAGGCGCAAAGCCGAAATACTCGATCAGCTTGATCATTCCGAAGAGCGACACTGCCACCATCGAAAAGATCAGGGCGGCTATCGAAGCAGCATACACCGAAGGCGCTGCTAAACTCAAGGGCACCAGCAAGAGCGTTCCGCCTCTCAGCACTTTGAAAACGCCGCTCAGGGACGGAGATACCGAGCGCCCTGACGATCCGGCGTATGCGAACAGCTACTTCGTGAATGCCAATTCCATCACTGCTCCCGGCGTGGTCGATGCAGACCGTCAGCCAATCATCGACACCTCCGAGGTGTACAGCGGTGTTTACGGTCGTGCAAGCATCAACTTCTATGCATATTGCACAAAGACGGCGAAAGGAATTGCTTGTGGTTTGAATAATCTGATGAAAACGAAAGACGGAGAGCCTCTCGGCGGACACAGCCGTGCAGAGGATGACTTCGCAGACATCGATGACGATTTTCTCAGCTAATTGACTCCGGAGTCCAGCCCAATACCATGCGGCTGGGCTCTGTTGCTATAAGGATGTGACGATATGAATTGTATAGAAATTGACCTTGAGACTCGCAGCGACCGGGATATTACCAAGTGCGGTGTGTATGCCTATGCCGACTCTCCGTACTTTGCAATAACGCTTATGAGCATTTCCGTTGACGGCGGAGAGGTACAGCAGTTTGACTTCACTGCCGGAGAGACCGTTCCCGAAGATATCCTTCGTGCGCTTGTCGATGAAAGTGTCATCAAACGCGCCCATAATGTGAACTTTGAACGCATCTGCCTATCACGGTATCTCCGCGAATACTACCCGCATATTTTCCGCAGCTACAGTATCCCCGAAGATACAGTCGGAGACTACCTGTCCCGCCGTGGCTGGCACTGCACCATGATCCACTGCCGGACACTTGCGCTGCCGTCCACATTGGCGGATGCGGGTGCTGCACTGAAACTGGAACAGCAGAAGATGCCAGAAGGAAAAGCCCTTATCAAATACTTCTGCATTCCCTATGCCGAAGAAGACGGCGTTCCGCAGTTCCATGCTCCCTCCGATGCGCCGGATAAGTGGGAAATATTCAAGACATACAACCGGCAGGATGTTGTTGCGGAACTTGCCATAGATGAACGGCTCTCACGCTATCCCGTTCCCGATGCTGTATGGGAGGAATTCTATCTGGATCAGGAGATAAATGATCGCGGCATTGCTGTGGATACAGCCCTTGCCGATGCTGCGCTCCGTATTGATGCGCAGGCAAAGGCTACGCTGTCAGCAGAAATGAGCCGCCTGACCGGAGTAGAGAATCCAAATTCGGTATATCAACTTCTGAACTGGCTCGAACAGCAGGGATATCCTTCGGACTCCCTCGGCAAAAAAGAGGTCGCCGCCCTCATCAAAACAGTCAAAGAGCCTGTGAGGACGGTGCTGGAACTGCGGCAGCAGTTATCCAAGTCATCTGTCAAGAAATACACGGCAATGAAAGCGGCAGTCTGCTCCGATGGCAGAGTGCGCGGTATGTTCAGCTTTTATGGTGCATCACGCACAGGGCGGCAGTCCTCCAAGATCGTGCAGCTCCAGAACCTGCCGCAGAACCATATCCCGGACTTAGCGGTCGCACGGGATACAGTCAAATACGGCAGTTATGAGGATGCTGAGATGCTGTATGGCAATGTACCTGACCTGCTCTCACAGCTTATCCGCACGGCCTTCGTGCCGCGACCGGGATTCAAGTTTGTTGTGGCCGATTTTTCAGCAATTGAATGCCGGGTTCTGGCATGGCTTGCCGGGGAGCAATGGGTACTGGACACCTTTGCAAACAATGGCGACATATATTGCGCTACCGCAAGCCGTATGTTTCACTGCAAGGTCGAGAAGCACGGCGAAAATTCGGAACTGCGGCAGAAAGGCAAACAGGCAACGCTGTCCTGCGGCTACGGCGGCGGTGTCGGAGCGCTGATCAGCATGGGCGCATTGGAGTCCGGCATGAAAGAAGATGAGCTGAAACCTCTGGTGGATGCGTGGAGGGCAGCAAACCCGAATATCGTCCGGCTCTGGCGTGATCTGGAGAAAGCAGCGATCACCGCTTTGTCTCAGGGAACGGTACAGGAAACGCACGGCCTGTTGTTTTCATATACCGGCGGAATGCTTTTTATCACGCTGCCTTCCGGCAGGCGGCTTGCCTATGCTCAACCCAAGATCGGGTGCAGTAAGTTCGGCGGCAAGTGCATCACATACATGGGGCTGAATACCGCAAAGAAATGGGACAGGCTCGAAACCTTCTCCGGCAAGATCGCAGAGAATGTAACTCAGGCGATCGCCCGTGACCTGCTCTTTTACAGTATGCAGACGCTGTCACACTGCTTTATGGTAGCAACGGTGCATGACGAGATCATCATCGAGGCAGATAAGCGTATGTCCGTGGACGCTGTATGTGAGCAGATGGGCAGAACGCCGCCGTGGGCAAAGGGGCTTATTCTTCGTGCCGATGGATATGACTGCGATTTCTACCAGAAAAATTAAAGAACCTTCGTCAAAACGGCTGTCTGGTTTCCAATGAAAATTAGAGGGATACCTCAAAACAATATGAAGGGAGAATGCATTATGCAGACTTTGATTCCTATGGATGACTTTGGCGTGTTTGTTGACAAGCAGGACACCGTCAGAGTCGACAGCCGTTTCGTGGCACAGTTCTTTGAAAAGGAACATAAAAATGTGATCCGCGACATCAGAGAACTCGAT